TACACACAACGCTTTTAAAAACACCGGTCTCATTTACCGGGAAATTATAGGCGGTTAGATTACCCTGTGCAGGATTACAGTAAAATATTATGTTGTGGTTTCTATAATCATCAGCGTTGTTTTTACCTGACCATAGACCATCATTTTTTATAAGCAGTTTATCGGCTAAATTGCTATTTAAAAAAATAATAAGAAAGGGGGAAAGCCTCATGAATAGAAATGTATTAGTTTTAAAAGATGCCACAGAAATAACCATTGTCAATGATGACGGCATTCATAACATACAGATTATTGTTGACAATCTGTCAGAACTTGGAACATTATGGGACAAGCTCACACCCGATAATCTGTCAACAGTGGCAATCAAAGATTTCGATGGGGTTGTGGTAGGAAACTACAACAATATGGTCCTGTGCAGTCCGGCTTTCCGGTCGGTAGATAAAACCGAAGATGGAAAAATCAGTGCAACATTTGGAATCCGTGGTAAAACGGAATTGGAACTGTTAAAGGAGCAGGTAGCAGCCATGAGTGAAACTTTAAGCGTACATGATGATGCGATTGGAGATATGGGAGCCGTCATAAGTGCCGTAGCGGAGGCTACAGAAGGAGGGAAAGCATAATGGGACGTTACTATGGTCTGAAAATCAGGAATAATGAAATGACACTGGAGAAAGTTCCCAGGCTTTGGAAAACAATGACTGAAAAATGGCTGGAACAGAATCCGGCGGATTGATGGAGGAATCTTGTGCCAACGGAAGTCATAGTTGCATTAATTGGACTGCTGGGAAGTGCGACGGGCACGTTTACCGGAATCATGGTGTCAGCCAAATTAACGGCATATCGCTTAAGCGAACTGGAAAAAAAGGTAGAAAAGCATAACACAGTCATTGAACGGACTTACAAACTCGAAGAAGCGCAGGCTGTTATGCAGGAACAAATCAAGGTGGCCAATCATAGAATTGGAGACTTAGAAAAAGAAAGAGAGGAATGATGATGAAGAGCATAGACTGGACAAGAAAACTGACAAGCCGGAAATTTTGGGCGGCCGTAGTTGGTTTTGTAAGTCCGATTATGGTGGCAGCAGGGGCGGGAGACAATGAAATCACCCAGGTGACCGCTATCATCATGGGGGGAGCCACACTGATAGCATACATAATAGGAGAAGGGTTGACGGATGCGGCAGCCGCAGGAAAGGAACCGGAGACAGAGGAGCGGGTGGCGACCAAATAGCCGGAGGTGGTCCGAAATCTAATATGTAACAAGTCAACAGGAGGGGAGGCAGAGGGCTTCCCCTTTTATGCATAAGGAGGAAATTATGATTGATAATGCATACGCAAGAGGGCAGAAACTGTTATGTGGCGATTATAGCCAGTACACACCTACTGGAAAGTCTTATTTCACCAAAAAAGGCAGATGGTTTTCTGTACCTAGAAGGGGAGATATCGTCTATTTCTATTATACATCTCTGGGCCGTGTTGGGCATGTGGGTGCTGCCGCGGTAGTCGAAACCGATTACCAGAACCGGACATTTGAGTTTGTCACGTTTGAGGGAAACACATCATCGGGAAACGCAGGGGACCGTAATGGAGGATGCGTCGCCCGGCATACCTATAAAGCATCCTTTGATGCAGTGGGAGGAACACAAAAAATCAATGGATTCGGGCGCCCTATGTATAGTATGGATACCTGTACGGTGGATGAATTTATCAACGTACTGGAGGGAGAACTGGGATACATCGAAAAGGAAAGCAATAAAAACCTGGATAGTAAGACTGGAAATCCAGGAGATAAAAACTATACAAAGTACGGAAAGTGGTATGGTTATACGCCTGCGTACTGGTGTCAGCAGTTTATATCATGGTGCGCATACGAAGCCTGCCGCCAGCACATGGAGAAAACACAGACCGGGTGGGAGAAACAGCCAGACGGAAGCTGGAAATACTTGCGGTATGGCACATACATCAAGGATGAATGGGAGCTTATCAACACCGCGGCTGGGGCTCAATGGTTTGTATTTGATGGTGCCGGGACAATGATAACGGGATGGTTCGGGTCAGATGAACAGGGCTGGTACTACATGAACCCGGATGACGGAGCCATGCTGGCGTCACAATGGTTTGAAGTCAAGGGAAAACATTATTATGCAACAAAGACAGGGGAAATAGCAAAGAATGTGTATGTGAAATCAACGGCTCCAGGAATGTATTGCTGGGTAAATGGTTCGGGAGATGGGTAAAAGAGTGGGATACCACCATGCCGGACCTGCAAACATATGGCCTGGCAGAATAGGGGGAAGAAATGACAGTAGGGGAATTAATAGAAACAATCATCCGGATGAGAGGACGCCAATACGGTGAGGATATCATGATGGGATGGCTCAATGAGATAGAGGGCCAGGTGATTGAAGAGATAGTGAACCGGGCAGAGGGCTACAATGTAACATTTAAACCGTTGTCTTATGACTTGGACGCGGCAAAGGAGCTAACCATACCGACGCGTTTCCAAGACGTGTATATCCATTACATGCTTTCTAAAATTGACTATCACAATCAGGAAACAGAACGGTATAACAATGATGTGGTTATGTACAACAGCGCATATGATGCGTATGCGGCATGGTTCCGGCGCGAGAATATGCCAAAGCGTGGCGCGTCATTTTCAGGATTTTAGGAGGTTGCCATGGGAAGATTGCCATTCCTGACTATGGCCCCAAAAGAAAACAGCCGTCAGATAGGTAACTTTCTGGGACTGAATACGGGGACGGTCATAAGCGAAAACGAATTTGCCGACATGCAGAACATGTCCTCCGATGATTTTCCGGCCATCTCTACACGGAAGCCCAGGGGAAAAATCATCAAGACCTGACAACGCCTCACGGCCTGTTTTATAAAAACGGATTGGCGTATGTGGACGGTACAGAGTTGTATTACAAGGATAAAAAGATTGCAGATGTGACAAGCACGGATAAACAGATAGTGGGCTTGGGTGCGTTCCTGGTTATTTTTCCGGATAAGATAATGTATAACACCTCATCTGAGGAACTGACCAGCCTGGAAACGCAATGGTCACAAACATCCTCAGCCACATTTGCACAGACCACAAAGGGGTCGACCATGGTCAAAATCAGTTGCACAGGTATAGGGAAATCATTCCATCAATTTGATGGAGTAGAGATAACGGGATGCACAAATGATGCATTCAATAAAACCACGGTCATACAGGAAAAGGCGGACGATTACCTCGTAATTATTGGTAACCTATCCGAACCATTCAGCCAACCATCCGGCCTCACCATCAGCCGGAAGGTTCCTGATATGGATTATATCTGTGAGAATGGAAACCGGATCTGGGGCTGCTCAAGTAAAAACCATGAAATATACGCAAGTAAGTTGGGAGATCCGGCAAACTGGAATGCGTTTGAAGGGATAAGCACGGATTCCTACGCGGCGACCGTGGGAAGTGATGGAGATTTCACCGGCTGTCTGTCCCATCTTGGATACGTGTTGTTTTTTAAGGAGGACGCTATACACACAATCATGGGTGATAAGCCAAGTAATTTTCAGATTACAACTGTCAGCCCGGCCAGAGGCATTGCAAAAGGCTGTGAAAGCACGGCTTGTGTGGTGGATGAGACATTAATATACGCGGCCCGTAACTGCATATGTAGCTATGACGGTGCCAATCCATCCAGCATATCAGATGCCATAGGGGACTACAGAGTATCCCAGGGCGTAGCCGGGCAGTATGATGGAAAGTATTACGCCTCCTTGGAACGAAATGGAAAATGGGACATGTATGTGTTTGACCTGGAAAAAAACTTGTGGCACAAGGAGGACGGCTTGCATGTACGCTTTATGACATACGGAGAAGGTGAACTGTACTATATCGACATAGACGGGAATTTGTCAACTGTGGCCGGGAATCGGGAAGAGAAGATAAAGTGGGTTCTTGAAAGTGGGGACATGCTGGACGGAAGCGTAGAATTCAAGTATTTAAAACGAATCCTGTTCAACATGAAACTGGAACCAGGGACAGCGGTGGATATTCTACTGCAATATGATGAACAGAAGGATTGGGAGAAAGTATACACCTATACGGCTGCTTCATATCGTACCTATGTCCTCAACGTGATTCCACACCGGTGCCAGAAATACCGGTATCGCCTGGAGGGCAGAGGGGCGGCTACGTTGATTGCTATAGGTAAATATGTAGGTTATGGGAGTGAGAGGCATGGCAGTTTTTAAACCACTGGTGTTGGACCAGGACGAAACAGATATGAGCCAGGTCATGAGTAAACTGTATCGCTTCAGTCGGGATTTAAAATATACGTTGTCGAATCTGACCCTGGAGGACAATATGGATAATTCAGTTCTGAAGGTCCTGGATAGTCGAAAGAATAAAACTAGAGAAATAAGCTTCAGCAAAGACGCCTTGACCATTGATTTGATGGACTATGAAACCGGGATGCATACAAGCCTGGAACAAACCCGTGAAAAGATATTGCTCCTGGTAGATTCCGGGGAGGTGGTAAATACCATGCTGTCACGGATGGAGCTGTACGGGGAGCATATCACCCTTAAGACAGGACAGGTCATCATACAAGCTCAAAACATGACCCTGGATAAAGCGGGCAATGCGTATTTTTCAGGGGATATCATAGGTGGCTCAATCAACATAGATGGGAAATTTATCGTGTATCCAGATGGAAGCTGCTATGTAGACGGAACATTCACAACGGAAACATTAAACCCTCCAAATGGAATATATGCTTATGAATTGGACGTATACAATGATGATGACCGAATAAATACGGTCACGGGAAACATAGCGTGCGCCGATGCCTATATATCGGAAACCCTTACATGCAGAAGAGTACACCAGAAATCAGACAGACGGTGTAAGAAATGGATTGAACCTATATCTGACCAGGAAGCGACAGAAGCATTAAAGGCAATCGTGCCAACGCGATACACGTTTATTGATAGCGGCCGGGCTGGTATTGGCTGTATTGCCCAGAATCTATATCGTAAAACAGAGGAAGGACGCATTCCGATGGTTGTACGACATGGAAAACACCTGGAACTCCCATACAGCAGCTATGGAGCCATCTATACCCGAGCAATTCAGAAAAACCAAGAGAGGATAGGAGCAATAAAGCGGGAAATCAAGGAAAGAAAGGAGCGGATCCATGTCAAGCTTTAACGTGCCGGCAGTGGGCGGTCAAAATCCTGATATTAAGAAGGTATATAGCTATGTTCAGTTGCTGAACCGCCAATTGAAATATACCCTGGGAAACCTTACGCCAGAGGACAACTTCACGCAGGAAACGCTTTTAAAGTATCAGGAGACGGATACAACCATTGCACAGATTGAGGTTACTATGGATGGATTTCTGACCCAATTCAAGGACCTGAAAAATGACTTGGAAACCGGAATCCGAGTGCTGAATGGTGAGATTTCTATGAAGGTAAGCGCAGGAGAACTGTGTTCAGAGATATCTGCCACCACGGACACTATCACATTCAAGAGCGGTTATCTTATCATAGACAGTAACAATTTTAAGTTATACCAGGATGGAACCGCTCAGTTTTCCGGGAACATTAATGGCGGTTCCATCAACATCAATAACAATTTCATTGTGAGTGAAAGCGGCGCTGTTACTACCAAGGCAATTACCTATTCCGGACAGATAAGCGTTAATGGGCTGTTGTACTCCAACTATATGCGCATTGCGGGAAATGCCAATGTGGAAGGTTCCCTTACATGCCGATATCTAAATGCGACCTATGATGTATCCTGCGAGGTTCTAACAGAACGGTCGGACCGGCGCTTAAAAGAAAACATAGAGGAGATACCCGACCAGACAGCGCTTGCGCTTGTCCTGGGATTTAGGCCAGTAACATTCACCTATAAGGATTCGGGAAAGAGAGGGATGGGACAGATTGCCCAGGATTTAGACGAACTCCAGAAAAGACTGGGTACAGACCTGCCCTTGGTGGACCACGGAGGGGAATATCTGTCAATTCCATACAGCACTAATAGTGTTTTGTATGCCGGGGCCATCCGGGCCCAACAGAGAGAATTGGATGAACTGGAAAAGGAAATCAACCGAATGAAGGAGGAAAATATATGGTAAAGATTGCATTTGAAGAAGAAAAAATCAATATGGCTCTGATGCTGTTAAATCAACTGCGGGTGGAAGGCATACAGCAGGCGAACTTTCTTTTATCCATAAACAATATATTGACCAACGGAGAAAAAGTAGAAGAGGAAGGAGGAAAATAATATGGCAGTAGCAAGCATTGTCGATTATTTGAAAAGCAAAGGACAGGACAGCTCCTATAACAATCGAAAAAATCTCGCAAGCCAGTATGGAATTACCAACTATGCCGGAACAGCCGCCCAGAACACAAACCTGTTGAGGGCATTGCAAAGCGGAAGTAAAGGAAGTGCAGCCAGTCCACAGGCAACCAATCAGGCAACAACAGGAAGTAATGTAACCATAACGCCAGTAAACAATGCAAGTGCCGAAAACAAAAACAGCCAGTACTTGACTGGATACCAGTACCAAAAGTATACGCCATCGGACAGAGTAAACAGCTATGCAGATAAGCTGGCCGACCTGGAGGACGATAAACCGGGGGCCTATGTGAGCAAGTACGACAGTCAGATAGACAGCATTGTAAACAGCATCCTGAACCGGCAGCAATTCGACCCCAACAGCGTGTATGATACGGATTTATATAAAAATTATAGAGAACAGTATATGCAGCAGGGAAACAAGGCCATGCGTGACACGATCGGTAACATATCCGGAATGACAGGCGGATATGGATCGACCTATGCCACAGCAGCCGGCCAGCAGGCATATGATAACTACATGAGCCAGCTGGGAGATAAGACCATGGATATCTATGATAGGGTGTATCAGCAATACCTCAACGAAGGTCAGGAACTGTATAACCAGCTTGGAATGGTCAATAACCAGGACAGCATTGACTATAGCAGGTATAGGGATACGGTCAACGATTACTACAACGACCTTAATTATTATGCCGGCCGGTATGATAGTACATATGCGCAGGACTTTGGAGAGTATCAGTACAACCAGGATGCCCAGCGATGGGCAGAGGAATACGCATACAAGAAAACACAGGATGCATTGGCGCAGCAGAACTGGCAGACACAGTTTGATTACCAGAAAGAGCAGGATGCACTTCAGTACGCTCTCCAACAGCAGCAGCTTGCACTGTCGGCTTCTAAAGCCAGGAGCGGAGGCGGGGGAGGAAGCAGTAAGAGCAGCAAGAGCAACACCAATGCTTACCTTACTAAAGCTAAAAATATGCTGAGTGGTACGGATGGAAACGATACACATAAATACAAAAGTGCTACTGTATCAAATTATCTGAAAAAACAGTATGGTTTGTCTGCGGTAGAAGCGGACTATATCACGTCTCAGGCAAATGAAGCCATAAAAGAGGGGTCGGAGGGAAACGTGAATAAATATTATGATTATGCGGCGGCCTATGCAGAGACACATGATGAAAATGAGGTATTTGAGTATCTGAACCGATTCTATGAAAATAAGAAAATCAGCGAAGATGAAGCAGATGAAATCTATCGGAGACTGGGAATGAATTAAGGAGGCAATATGTCATTTAGCAGTAGACTGAAAGAAAAACAGGAACAGGAAAACAGAACGGGCAGTACAACTAGAAGAAATAGAAGTGAGGAGCCGGTGACGCCGGTCAACACCTTCCTAGCGCGCCGGGAAGAACGAGAAAGAGAACGAGAGAGGGAGCAGCAGGAGCAATTAAAACAAGCGGTGCAGCAGGACCACTCAAAAGAAAAGTCTGATTTTTTCCGTGCGGACAGAGAGCAAGCACGGAAAATAGCACAGAGATTAGATGCCAGCCCCAATAAAAAACTGTATGCAACGTTAGACCAAAAGCCCAAGAATGCAGGAAGTCCATTTGCACCGATACGACAAACGCCAGAACAGAAAGTAAAAGTAGAGGAATATACAAAATACCTGGCTGAAAAAACCAAACAGGAGAGGCAACAGAAGCAAAAGAGAGAACAGGAACAACAGGAAACAAAAAGAATTTTGGACAAGGTAGGATATCAGGATGGATATCAGTTTAAGCGATACATTGACCTGCCTAATGAACCAGACTTTGCCCAAACCGTTGAAAAAGCCAAAGCGAATGACCCTTCGTGGATGGAGCGCGCCCAATTTTGGAAGAAAACATCCAATCCAGTAGAAGATGCATACAGGCAAATGGAAAAGATGTGGGGAAAAGACGGGGCAACCCAGGAGGACATTCGGGAGAAAACCCTAAAAAGAACCATGGGAGTAGGCTCAGAAAGTGATAATATGCTGCGCAAGTATGCCCTTATGACCGAGCGAGAGCGATATACATATGACTATGTATTTGAAAAGGCCGGGAAGGAGGCGGCAGATAAGTACCTGGATAGCCTGCAAGATACAATCAACCTGAGAAGCGCGCAGGATAAATACACCAGAGACGAAACGACCGTACCAGACCCCATGAAGATTCCATACAATATTGGAAAATCATTTGGAATAGGTGCGGAAAGCGCTGTGAAAGGAATCGGACACCTGCCAGACGCAATATTAGGCAGACAGCCGGACTACAACATCACAGAATCCGAATATTACCAGGAGCTGCTAAATAGTCAGGCTGGAGGCGCTGAAAGATTAGCTTACAACCTTGCGTCCGGTCTTGGAAACCTGGCTCCATCTATTGCAATTGCAGCGGCAACGGGAGGCGCAGGAAGCGCTGGAGCCGCGGAAACTATAGGAAAATTTGGTGGAAAACTGTCCGCTTGGGCGGCAAAGGGGGCTGTGGGAAGCGGTATAATGTCAGCTCAAATGGCCGGTCAGACTTATCGGCAGGATATCATGGAAGGGCGTCCGGTTGAGGGGGCCCAGATGAACGCGGCCCTTACTGCCGCCGATGAATATGTAACCAACTGGCTGTTGGGCGGTATTGCGGCCTATGGCGGCGGAGCTATAGGGAAGGTACTAAAGAACAGTAAAGTAGGCCAGGCGGCTAAACAGGGCATTTCAAATGCTTGGCGAAAAATCCGGCAATCCGTAGGGCAGTCCTTGGGGCGGCTAATTATGGTGGCGATATGCTGTCAGAAGGAACTCAGGAGGCCGTGCAGGACCTGACGGAATCCATCAGGAAGAGCATGATATACGGAGACAATCTGGACCTTGCTGGAGACCTTAAAGACCCTCAGACATGGGAAGATTTTGCACTAGGTGCCTTGACCGCTGGTATTCTGAATGCGCCTGGAGCCATATCAAACAATCGGGCTATAAATCAGTATGGAAAGAGCATCAACCCAGACTATCGTGATTATGTCAATGGCTTGTCAGATATTAAGCCGGAAAGCTACGCAGATCCGGCAGATTATCAGGAAGCATCTGAACTGAAGCAAATGGCAGAGGAATACGCGGCCAAACAGGCCAACAAGGAATTTGTTTCTAACCGCGAGAAGGCAGAGTATGCGATACGGTTTCAGCAGTTTATGGAAAACACCATGCGCCATAACGAGGAAAAAGTAGCCAGGGAAAACGCTCAGAATAGCCAGCAGGACACAGGAACGGAAGCGGATGAACAAACTTACACCGAACCCGAAACAGCCGAATACGAGCCGTATAATGAGCCAGAGGAAGCGCCGACCAAAGCTCAAAACCAGACGGAACCAACACAGAAACCGGCCGTGAATCAAACAGTGGCCAGCCAGGCTGTTCCGAATCAGACAGAAGCATATAGAAAGCCATATGGGAAGAATGGCCAGGCGGCATTACAGAAAGGATATGACGGCAGCATTGAGCTGTCTGCCTACAATAAAGCTTTTGGGCGTGCCTACGATGCAGGTTACTATAACGTGAGCATGGATATTGCAGAACGCTCGGCCATTATGAGTGTACTGACGAATGAACAGTTTGTGGATGCATATAAAGCCGGCGCGCAGGATTACAACATGGACAACAATATAGATCTGAAAACCGGCCGGCCCAAAACCGTTCCCCAGGGAATCCCAAGGACTGGAGGGTTGGGAACTGTATCGGAAAGCGCAACTACACCGCAGCGTAAAGTGGCAGAGCACATAGGAAAGATGACCGGTTTAAAAATCAATCTGGTGGATGGGTTGGGACAGACCAGCGCGGCCGGCTCTTATGGAAATGGAGAAATCACTATCTCCATTAATAGCAACGATTTCAACGGAACCCTTACCCATGAACTGACACACTATATCAAGCAGTATTCGCCAAAGGGATATAGACTGTATACAGAGATAGCCGTGGAAGCCATCATGAAATCGGAAAACACATCCTTGGAAAACCTCATGGAAAGCTATGAAAACAGGTACGCAGAGGCCGGACAGGAGTTGACCCGGGAGGAAATCATGGATGAGGTTGTGGCGGACGCCACGCAGAAGTTCTTTAATGACCCAAAGTTTATTGATTCTATTGCCAAAAAGGACAAAACAATTGCACAGAGAATCGTGGATTTCCTGAGTGATGTGGTTGATTCCATCAAACAGCTGATGAAGAACGGAAGCACCAGGGAAGCTGCAAAGGGACTAGAAGAGGACCTGCGATATTATGAGGATGCCAGAGACGCCTGGATGTATGCACTGTCAGACGCCAGCGAAACATACAAAGCAGACAAACAGGGACAGGCAGAGGGGCAGAAGGAACAGTACGCCTTGGAAAAACCAGAATTGGTGACAGATGAAAACATTGAAGAGAATTATGAAAAGGTCAGAGAAATGGATTCGGTAGCGGATTTATCAGGAAACGAATTTGAAAAGGGCGAGAAAGACCTTGTAACCCAAGTTTCTGATTTTTATAAGTCAATCGGAGGAAAAGTGCACAATGAAGTAGTAGGAGACATATATCTTGATAGAGATAGCGTAAAGGATGATATAGGCCATGGAGTAGGACGGGCAAAGGCAATTACATTTGCAGCTGTTCCGGATATATTGAAAAACGGCTATGTATTGGACTATAAAAAGAACTGGAAAAACAGGGGTTATGATTCAGCCGTGATAGGAGCTAAGGTAAATATTTCTGAGGGAAAGTATGCTGGGAAATATTATGGATTGGCAGTTGTGAAATTGTTAGATGATAATAAAATGTATCTGCATGAAGTACACACAACAAAGGCGGAGAGTGTTATGCCGTTCAAGACCCCGGACCTCCAAGGAGGCAAAACACGGAGCGACACTTACACTCTTCCGCCTATCTACAGTATATTCAATAAACTGGTGGATGTCAACGGAGAAAGTCAGCTGGAGAAGGTAAAGCTTCAATTGGAAGATGCAGACATTGACCCGAACGAAGTAGAACGCTTGCAAGAGCAGAACCAAGTGTTAAAAGAGGCAAATGAACTGTTGCAGGAACAATTCAAACTTACCGCTAGGGAAGATACACGACAGGAGGATATTGAGAAGATTGCTAAGAGTTTCCTGGATAAATATCAAAGCAGTTATAACGACAGAGTGTTGAGAAACAATCTGACAAAACTGTATGAATATATCAGGAGTACAGGGCAGGTGGACAGGGACGGATTGACGGAGGCGGCCACAGGGATTGCCAGGGGAATCCTGAAACAAGCCCGAAGTCAATACCCGGAACTGGCAGATATGTATAAAGGTGTCAGGAAGGAAATAAAGAATACCAAGATCAAATTATCCGATCAGGACAGGGCAGACCTGGGGGAAATGGGAGGATATGAAAGCTTCAGGAAAAAGTACTTCGGAAAAATCACGCTGAGTAAAGATGGCATATCGATTGACAGCTTGTACCAGAAATTAAGTGAACAGCACCCAGAACTGTTCCCGGCTGATATCACCCATCCAGCCGACCAGCTGATGGCCGTTGCCCATGCCATTGACCAGACCCAGGAATATGTCCAGAACCCATACCATGCGGACATGGACGAGATGTCTTATATCGTAGGCCAGGAGATTATACAGTCCTATTTCGAGATTCAGAATAAGATTCCCACGTTTGCTGACCAGAAGGAAGCTCAGCTGAACCAGGTCAAAGCCCAGCTGAACCCTGCCAAAGCCCAGTTGAACCAGGCCAAAGCGGACTATGCAGCCAAAATGAAAAAGTGCCAGAATGATTTCGCTAAAAAACTGAATCAATATAAAGCCGAACTGAAGGAGCGGTATACAAAGGGAATCCGTGAAGCCAATATTGATATCGCCAATGAACGCCAGATCCTGGCGGGGCAGCTGAAGCGCGTAGAGGACCGGATGGAGAACGCAACCGGGGACGAATGGAAGGAAGCCAAGAAGGAATATAATGAACTCATGGAAAGAGGCAGGGACTTAAACCGCCAGAAGGCCCAGGTTAGATACGTCCTGAATCCTAAAAAGTACGTGGAAAGCATGCAGAAAGTGCGAGAGAACAAACAGAAAAGCTCCAATAAGCAGAAAATCATCAAAGATACGATGACAATCCAGAACTGGCTTTTGAAGCCGGACAATAAGAAACACGTACCGGATGAAGTAAAAGGGATTGTACTGGAATTTATAAAGAGCATTGACTACAGTTCAAAGTATCTGAACCAGAAAGGGGAACCAACCCAGCGTACCAGGGCATGGGACGAATTACAGAAGTTTTATGAAGCCGTAAAAGATGGCGGTGAATGGGAAGGAGACAATAAGGAATCCGTCTATTTTGACTGCGACCCAGATATAATTGACCGGATGCAGGAGCTAAAGAAGCGTGTGTATGACATTGAGCGATTGGATGACCTAAGCACCCGTGAAATAGATTCTTTGCAGAAGGTGGTAAGCTCTATGAAGAAAACCATCATGGAAATGAATGACCTGAAAGCAAACCGGATGGCGGAACAGGTAGAAGAGCTGGCCGGTAAGGCGCTGGGAGACCTGGGGAAAATAGCAGGAGAAAGCGGCCGTCAGGAATATGGAGGCACAACAGGGCTGGCGGATAAGATGCTTAACTATGACAATATAACCCCGTACACATTTTTCTGGAGAATGGGGAGCGCCATGGAATCCATGTATAGCACATTTAGGAGTGCGGCGGATAAAAAAACAACCATGTTAAAAGAAGCAGATGATTATATAGATGGCGTGAAGAAAGACTTGAAAATAACCAGAAAAGAAATTCTGGAGTGGTCCGGACCAGGAGCAAAAAGACAAACTTTCCAGGTGAAAGGGGGAAGCATTAGTTTAACTCCTGCGCAAATCATGTCACTGTATGAGGCAAATAAAAGAGGACAGGCCAGGGGGCATATATATGGTGATGGAATAAGAAGTGCTCCCAAACTTGCAAAGGATACAAGCGTGAAAGGCGTATTCAAACCCTCCAAAATCATAAAAAGCTATACCCCGGTAAAGGTGTCGCCGGTGGACGTGGATAACATCACAAGTACTTTGACGCCGAAGCAGAAGCAATTTGCCGATGCAATCCAGGAATTCTTATCAACAAGGGCCGCAGACTGGGGAAATGAAGCTTCCGTCCTGATGTATGGATATAAGAAGTTTGCAGCCAGGGACTATTTTCCTATCATAACGGATGCAAATTATATCCAGAGTAAAGAAGGGGATCTGAAAAATATGCAGACTACTATTCGGAATCTGGGGATGACTAAAAATACAACAAAGAATGCTAATAATGCAGTTGTCATGGATGATATTCTTGATATCTTTTCCAGGCATATAGACCAGATGAGCACTTATAGCGCATTCCTTGCCCCGCTTTCTGATTTCAACAAGGTATATAACTATAAGAACCGGGAAAAATCGGTCAGCATAAAGCAGGAAATAGAGAGAGCCATGGGAAGCCCGGCCCAGGATTATATTCAGACGCTGATTCATGATATTAATGGAGATTTTCGAGGAGACAGCAATCTGTTTGAAAAGTTTCTGTCAAATAAAAAGGCGTCAGCAGTGGCGGGAAGCATCAGCGTTGCAATTCAGCAGCCGGCATCATATCTGCGTGCCATGGCAGAGATAGACCTAAAATACCTTGGAAGTGGAGCTTTCACAATGACAAGAAAAGGCCAGTGGGACTTGATTTGTAAATATGCTCCAATTGCACAGTGGAAAGACTGGGGATTCTACCAGATGAATACGAGCAGGTCTATCAAGGATATCATGTTTGAAACAGACAGCACGATGAACCGTATAACAAACTGGTCAATGGGCCTGGCGGAAAGAGGAGACCGATTTGCCTGGAATCGTATATGGAGGGCATGCGAAAATGAGGTAAGCGATAAACATAAAGAACTGAAGCACGGGACAGATGAATACTACAAGAAAGTAGGAGAACGATTCTCTGAAATCATAGACAGAACACAGGTAGTAGATTCTGTCCTCCATAGGTCACAGATTATGAGAAGGAAGGACCTGGGATTAAAAATGGCAACTGCCTTCATGGGAGAACCCACCAGCACCTATAATATGATTTATAGGGCAGCGGTAGGGATACAGCAGCATCGGGAAGGAGCAATAGAGAAAGCAACCAAAACAGCCGGAGCTATTGTCGCAACTCTGATATTAGGAGCTGCACTCAAATCGGTTGCCACAGCACCAAGAGACGATGACAAGGATAAAAGTTTAGCAGAAAAATATGGTGATGCATTCTGGGAAAACCTGATTGATTCAGCAAATCCTATTGGTTTAGTTCCATTTGGAAAGGATATCGTGTCAATTGCACAGGGATATTCAGTTGAAAGGCTGGATGTCCAGGGATTTCAGGATATAAAATATGCAATAGATAAGATAATGAAGCTAGCAAAGGGAGATAATACGCTAACGCCGCAATATACAGCCGTATATGCATCTAAGATGCTTGGAAACCTTTTTGGAACGCCGGCCAGCAATATCATGAGAGAAGCAGAGACAGCCTTAAATGTATATAGTCAGCATATCAACAAAGGAATAGAGGATGATTATATATTGGCTCGACAAAAGTATGAGATAAAAAACAAAGCAAATCTGGGAATGTATGTGGATATGATGATTGAAGCTCAGAGAAACGGAAAAAAAGAGCTTCAAAAGAAAATCAAGACCGACCTGAACGAGGCGGGAATTGATAATAAAACTATATCCGACAAAATCAAGTCTACTATAAAGGATGAGCTTGTATCGAAGGACCATATAGACCCTAGGATTGAAACGGCAGCACAGGCCAAAATGGGAGCCAATACAGAAGCATACAAAGAGGCTGTTAGTGAACTAATCGCAGAGGGATATGCCGGAAAACTGGTAACTTCCGTGGTTGATTCCAGAATTAATCAGCTCAATACCGGGGAAGAGATAGACTGGGAGGAAGAGGCAAAAACGGACCCGGATGAACTGTATGGTGAGATACTGACTGGGGAAGAGGATGAAGAAGAGTGGAGCATTTACTCTTCCAGAGATATCCTCGGAGCAGTTGAGCAAGTAGACAATACAGTGAAGAGCCTGGACGCCTTTAAAGCGATATCGGCTGAAATCATAGACAGCAAAACCAAAGCCGGGAAAACAAAGTCAGAGGCCATAAGCGGCATTAAGAAGTCCATCACGCAGTCCTATAAAGAAAAATGGATAGTGGCATATCTGGAGGGGAACCGTAAAGAATATGAAGCAATCCAGGCAAAATTAAATGTACTGAGGGTGGACGGAAAAAATATATACAGCGGAACTGATTATTCAAGCTGGAGAAAAGCGGCCAAAGAAAAAGAGAGAGAGGAGAATGCAAAGAAGCAATAGTGTAAAATGTATAATTATAAAAGCGATACACACCCCATAGTAAACCGCTAGCCGGTGACCCATATCCTACTAAAATCCTACTACACAAATTAAAACAAAGCAAAAAAGAATGAAATATAGAAAAAATGAAGGTATGAAAAACAACGTATTTTAAGGAAAAACAAGATAAATTGATAATCATTCAAACTTAAAATAGATTTTCGTAATGCGTGGGTCGCCGGTTCGAGTCCGGCCAGTGGCTTGTTAAAACCCTTGTGAATTCAAGGGTTTTTCTTTTTGCCATTTTATAAGATAGTTCACATAAAATATTTTGGCTACTATTTGGTTACTACAAGTCTTTCGGATAATAGCTTGTCTTCCATAATTCCCGCACATTGTCGCTGCCGCAGTCCGTACAGATTCTCCCCATCCGTTCCAACCACCCGGACCAGACGGTGCTGTACCGGATACAGCTAGAAGAAACCATGGTATTCTATGGACTTGACTGTGAATTAAACCAGGAGATGACGGATGTGCTGTCAAACTATGCTGAGAATGCCGGACTTCTGATTTGTGATGTCCAGTACTCACCGGAAGACTATAACTTCCACAAGGGATGGGGGCATTCCATATGGGAAGCTGCTCTTAAGCTGGCAGAAGCCAGCAGCGCGAAACGGATCTGGCTTACATAATACAGCTGTACTATAGACCGGAGCCGCAGAGAATAACCGTTTTCTGTAACTTTAATCCTAACCTTGTAAATTGTATTGAAAAATCCCGGGTGATATGGTAGATTTTAATTAATACATCTGCACGGGCAATGGATGAGCAAGGGCCGGCTGCTGCAAGGAAGGGTGGGATTTATGAGAATAGAGGCGTTAAAGTACCAGACCGACAAGAAGGAGGACATCATTATTTTTGTAGATTATAATGAGGTGTACAGCGAGGGATATCATGTACAATGGTCTATAGCCGATATTGCCTACCGGAGGCCGCCTTCGAGAAACTATATCTTTTTGAGCGATACATACCGGGACGACAGTGAGTACTATATACTGTCCCCGGAAGAAAAGACAGCATATGCTTTAAAGAGACAAAAAGAGTTTGCAGGTGAGGTAAAGCTGAAAGAGGCACTGGTTTCCGCCTGGAATATCATCCGCCCTGATACGGATTCCATATTGGGAATGTGAGAAGGGGAAAATTTGGGGACATATTTTATATAGAACAAACGGGGCAGTGCCATTACGGCATTACCCCGTTCGCTTTTCAGTGCGCCCGGCGGCGCACGTCTCTAACTGGTGAAAGTCCGGAATCCGCCCGGTGGTGGGAAGGATATAGCCGAAGGCAAGGGTGTTCATCGTGAGGTGAAATCTGAAGGAAGCCGGATGTGGGGAACATACTAACCCATGGGCAAATCTCTGGTCTGACGGACAGAAATCACATCAGGCCATGCGTGA